AGAGTTGTGACTGCGTTGGATGCGGTGATTTCAAGGGGATTAATACTAGTACCTAAGTCAATGGAACCAGAGATTGCACCAGCAGCCGCACCAGCATTATTAGCATCAGCACCAGTACCCATATACCCAAGAACATCTGCATCAATAGCAATTTTCATACGGTAAGCTGCATCATCTGCAAACATATTTAGAAGAGACATATCCGTCTGAAATTTATCAATATCGTCAACCTGGAACGCAGTGTAGATTGCCTGATCAATAGTTAGTAAAGCAGAGTCTTTCTTGGGAACTTCATATGTGATGGTTTTACCAATCTCATAAGTACCAACAGTAATTTCGGGGGTCTTACGAATTACTACTTGATCCCCCATACCTTTAATTTGTCCTTCATAATCAGTATTGCAGGTATCATTGTAGAAGGTCTGAAGATAAAAGTTTCTTAGGGCCTTCTTTGCATAAAGTTTTGGAATAAAATTAGAAGCGTTTGCATCAGAACCGTAGTTATCTACACCGCTTCCATCACCGTAATAATCGCCATTAATTCCTACACGAGCCATGGGAAATTCTCCTTATACATCAACGAATTCTCCCCTCCAGAACTGCTCGATCAATTTTTGCCTCGGTTTCCCTCTGAAGGGAATCTTTTCCGCGATATTTACCTTTAATTATATCATTATAGAACTGGTCTATAAATGCCTTGGTTATAATTTCTTTGTTACCCGAGGTATTCGGCTGATTACCGGGAACCCCCGTTGGAGTAATTTTACTATCAAGAGGGTTAAGTCTCTTTAAATAATCCTTATAAAACTCCGCAGCCCTTGAGACATCTCCATTACTAACAGCACGTTGAAACAGTGTGGTACGATCATACCCGGAAGCAGGATCAATACCTGCCATATATTTTAGAAAGTTCTGATCGCTATCAATCTTCTGGTAATTTGGTACTAGCTTAGAAAATCGGGAAATAAAACTAACCCGGTTCTCTTCCCCAAGCCTCTTAGCACTAGCCTCCTGTTGTCTAACCCTCATGTCACGCTCTTCATCAAGCTGACGTTTTAAAGGCTCTACAGCGTTTCTAGTGGCCTTCTGAAGAGCTTGGATAGCCTCTACACCAAGTACCTCTCTCTCCTCATCTGTAAACATAGATGATTCATCGACACCTACCTTCTCTTCAAGTTGTTTAACCAACACAATATTCTTCTTGTGTAGATCAACATAGGTGGCTTTCAAAGATGCCAACTCTTGTCGAAGATCGTAGATAGTCGCATCGTGATGTGAACGAAGGGATTTGTAACGACTTTTCCAATCAGTATATTTCTTTTTACCGGTAGGCTGATCTTCCGTTTCACTACCTGAGTCATCCTCGTTATCTTCAGGATTACCAAAGTCAGTAGGAGTATGAGTTGTAGCATCCTCGGGGTTTAGATCATCCTCGTTTGGTGTTGTACCATCTGCTCCTTGTTCTGTACTGGGTGTTGAATCATCAGTCGGCCCAGCAAACCTGGCTTCCATTTCTTCAATTTCTGTATCCAGATTTTGTACGATTTGAGACTTGCTCATGTTTACCTCGCTTTAATTTTCAGTGTCCGTATCCGACAGTTCGGAAGTGATGCCAGAGGGGTCCACCAGTTTAAGCAGGTTCTCTAAAAAGACACCTGCACCTTGCACTCTTTGAAAGTTTTCCTTCTCAGATAATATCCGTGAATGTAAAACTTTTTCTTCTTGTTTTAATAATTGTTTTAACAAAGTGAAGTCACCGTTACGAAGTCTATCTCTTTGAGATTTAGTAGGTGTAATAAAAAACATTAGGAACCTCGATTAGCTATCTCAAGTTTTGCAGCAACATTTCTCTTATTTTCTATATCCCGCTGAGAGAGTTCTTGTTGAAGATTCTGAACTTGAACCTGTAGTCTTCCAACAACTTCATCTTGTTGCTGTTGAATCTTTTGCATAGCTAGTTGTAGTTTAGCAGATTCCTTCTCATAATCAAGTTGAATCTGCTGCATCTTAACCTCTTGAGCGCCCTGAGCCATAGCCATCTGGCCTTCAATCTGTATGCGAGTAGCCTCAAGACCCCTCTCACGCTCCATCTCCATAGCCTGTTGTTGGGCCATAGCTTCTTCTTCTCCAAGCTTCTTAATAATAAGCCGGTTGGGGATAATGTCAGATGCAAGATCAAGGTCTTTAGCAATTTCTCGTAAAATATCTGCACGTCCTTGTTTACCCAAAATACCCATATCGAACGGATTGGCGGTAATTTGCAAAAACTCATTTCGCCTAAGCTGTGCAGCACCCTTAACTGATAGAGTCTGAGAACCCTTAGCTATGATCTGAACATCTGTGGAAAAGTTGGGAATTGGGTTCTTAATCATATTATAATAAAATTGATACTCAATACGAGGTTGAATTAAACCAAGGTCAATGTGCCTAATCGCTTCTTTAATTGTCTTAGTAGCCGCATCAAGTAGCATACTTAAACCAGCCGCAGTCTGACCCGCACCAGAAACCTGTTCAGAACCATACATATATCTAGGAATACCTGTAGCTTCATCAGCTTTCATTTCGTATTCGTTATAAACCTCTAGTAACTCTCTGGCATTACTCGTGGGTTGGTTAAATTGTAGTGCCCTACCACCCGCCCCCGTTGGATCAGATGTGAACTGCCACACCTTGAAGGGTCGTATGGAGTCTAGTGGGGCATCATCCGCTAGACGATCTACATAGATTTCAATTTGTGGTCCAGATGCAAGGCCCATGTTATTAGCTAAAGCCCTGGCTGCAGCATTACACATCCTTTGGATATCAGACATTAAAGAAGGTAGTGATCTACCCCAGAAAGAGCCTGGTCTATTCTGCCAAGAAGCTACATAGTAGGGTCTTCGCCCCAGGGGGTCGTCGTTAATTACACATTTAATAACCACGTTACCAATAAGAATAGCTTCAACATCTAATGTTTCATATTTAGAGGCATTCATTACCTCTGGTTTATCTAAACCCCACTCTTGGAGAAGCTTTGCTGGGATTGGTCCAAAGTAGTGAAGACCATGTAATAAGTTTTTCTTTTCAAAAGAAGAACCAGTAAGCTCCTGTTCATCCTTTTCAGATTCAACAGAGGTATCAACATCACTGGGAATGATAGAAGAATTATTATTTAAATTACCAAGAATCTCCTCGATAGCTTCGGTTTTATAACCGGCCTCTACTAAATCTTTTAAACCATATAGTTCACTTGGGGATAATCTAAGGTGTTCAATTATACCCCCATTATTGGGATTAGTAGTTTCGGGTAGTGGATAAATATCAAAAGGTGATACTCTTTTATTTAAAAAGATAGTTTCATTAACTACGTTTGGTAAACCATCTAACCACGTTAATCGCTTTTTCTTTGTAATAATCGGTCCCTTCATAATTGCACTAGGGAAAACCACAAAGTCATCTATGAAGTCAGAGAAAGCACACTCCCAACTCCCTTCCACTAATTGATCTTTAATCATAACCTCTATCTGTTTAACACCATACTTAGCTTCAGAAAAAATCTCTTGGTATATAGCATCTTTAATATCTCTGGTTTTTTGATTAGATTCTGTCAAAGTCTCTTGAGCTTTACTAGCCGACATACCACCCTCTTGTGGTGCCTGCGAAACCGCAGTCTCTTGCTTAATAGCTCGTTCTATGAGAGTTAGAATATCTTCTGGTAAAGATGGCTGAGGTGTTGGTTCAANACTAAATGGGTCCACTTTCCCCAACAAAATATCTTTAATCCAAGAAGCTGCTGCTCTACACTTTGTGGCGGTTAAGTTCATAAAAATATTAGAGCCGCCTTCCTCTCTTATCATTTGTAAGTCTTTTGGGTTATATTCACCGTTAAAATATCTAAGCGAGTCAAACATGGACTCCTCTATACCAGAAGATCGTCTGACATCTCTTGCCCTAATAAATTCGGAACGAATATGAGAAGCTAGGGAAGAATAACCAACATCATCATAAATAACAATTTCTGAATCTAAACNCNTCTGGTATTCAGCAATAAGCTCGGTTGTACCAACAACCCCNAGTGATTCTATATCNGCCATTAGATATCCTCTTATACCCAGTAGTAGGGTTTATTTAAAATTTGTCTGGGCTTCTGTCTTGTCTTTTTAAATGCGTAAATATTTGAGGCGAATGTAAGAGCTAACGCATCNGCTTTATCGGGTGATGTTATACCACGCCTCTTCATCTCTTTCTTAGTTTCTAACATGATTTGCATTTTAGAATTGTAAGCATAATTGATACCCACAAGTTGATCTCGTAACTCTTGATCTTTTGGTATATCAGCAATAGGAAGCCACTCTTTCATTTCACCCCAAAGTTGTGCCCGGAGGTTTGCATATGTTTTAAAATCAGAAGCTTTTGTTCCAACATTTACATCTAGGATTGGTAGAGAAAAGCGTTTAAGCTGATCCACTACCCCAGCCCCCACACCAATACCATCAACAGCTATGGTGGAGAAAGCTTTACCCTTGCTATTATAATATGCTAAAATCTTTTCTGCAAATTGAATAGTATCTAAACCCTTAAAGGGTATAATATCNTGTACCTTTGGTCCCTGACGATCCACAATTACTGAAGCATCTCCACCAAACCTAGCAGCGTCACACCCCAAAACTCTNTCATAGTTGTGATAATCCCTCACAGCAAGTTGGTTGTATACAGCTTTTTCAACTAACTCNGTAGAAATAAACTGAGCTTCGGATAGGAGAGGGAATTCCCCAAGAACCCGCATCTTCCAGAAATCGTGGTCTTCCCCATAGTAGGTTCTCATCTCTTCAATCCAATCTAAGTCTACGTTAGGTGAACCAAAAGATGTAAAGGTTAATTTTGACCACTTATTTTTTTCAGAGGATAATTGAAAAAGATCGTAGAAAGAACCCTCTGCCCTAACGGGGTTAGATACTAAAATGAAAGA